ATTTGTTGTGGATCATACGTGATGCTCGGTTTCGGAGGACCACGCGGGTATCTGAACGTCAGCTAGGTCATTTTGAGCCTTCCTGATCCAAGCATCACTTGTCCTCGTTGAGAGCTATGCGCCCAAACGAGTCTCGGGGGAGGCCGAAATCGACAATGCCTGACCACCGCCTGACGCCCTGCGGGCTGATCGTGAGAATCTTGCCGCAGCTAACGGAAAGACCATCCTCATCGACCAAGACGACATTCACGCTGTCGCCCTGCTGCTTGAGATCGACATACAGTTTTCTCACCACTGTTTCAGGCTGCTTGTAGACCGCCAGCCTGATCCTTCTGTCGCACACACCGGTCATAGTTCTCTCCCTTGTTGAGGGCGGCGTGGGAATCGAACCCACCATCACTCGGGTTAGAATCCGGTGCCTACACCTTGCAGGATGCCGCCCCATCGGCTCAATATGAACCAATGTTCACTGTTCTATGTTACCTGATTCAGGGATGAGATCAAGTACTTTCGACACGAAAAAGGGCGGCCTAAGCCGCCCTTCTCTGCCCCTCAGCAGGCAAGCCGCAGATCAGCCAGCGCCCGGCGAGCCCCACATACCGAGCGGGTCGGAGACGCCGAAGCTGTAGCGCTCACGGGTTTTGTACCTGACATTTCCCGAGTCGAAGTCACCGTCCATGCCCTTCTGGAGCTTGATGCGGGTGAACATCTTCATCCCATCGGGAACGTCGGTCTTGAGGAACCACGCATCCGGGTCGGTCAGGTAGTCGTTGACCCGGTAGCCCTCGGGAACGACGCCGTTGCTGCGCACAGCGTTGATGTCGTTGTCGGCGGTGCCGGGACGACCCTCGGTCTCAAGGATGCGAGTGGCGACGAACTGGAGATCACGCGGGATGATCATCTTGCGAACCTGACAGGAGATCAGCAGGCCACGCTCGTCAGTCCACCCACCGATCTGGATGATCGCATTCTCCAGCGAGGTCTCGTTCAGGTCAGCCGCCGTGCCGGGCCGGTTGGCGTTGGTACCGCCGCCGACCAGCGGGTGACTGGCGCTGAACAGGGAGACACCATCGCCACCGAAGCCGACGCCGGAGGTCGCCGTGAACCCGTTGTTGAGCCACGCCGCAGCCTTGATCTGCTTCGTGTAGGCCATCGCACGGGCGAGCGCCTTGGTGTAGCGGGTCGCGAGGTTCTCGTAGAGATTGTCCTCCATCGCTTCCTCGGTGATGGAGAAGGCGAGGGCGATGGTCTCGTGGGTGTACCGAGCAGTGAAGTGCTCCTGCCCGACATCGTAGGAGACAGACTCACCTTCGGGCTTGACCGGCGCAGCGCCGAAGCCGCTGAGCTTGACTTCTTCCTCGAAGGAGCGAGACGACGTCTCGGCGTCGTAAATCTCCATGTGCTGCTCAGGGTAGCTCTTGTACTCGTTGCCGAACAGACCGTTCAGCCCCGGAAGAAGCTCCTTGAGCATATTGGCGCGAGAGATAGCAGCCATATCATGTCCCCCTTACGACGCAGCCAGACCAAGGATGGTCAGGTAGCGGTGGGCCGCCGTGGTGTTCCACATGACCACCATATGGGGGTAGTCGGAACCAACCTCGTCGTCCTCGTAGAAGTCCACGATCCTCACCGGAAGGGTGTTGGTCGTGGCAATCTCCGAGGCATCGAGGACCACGCTCGAATTGCCAGTGCTGGTCGATCCGCCAGAACCAGCGCCGAGGGCGCAGTTCATGCCGACCGAGTTCTGGCTCAGGCTGCCGTCAGCCTGCACCTTGAACAGGGCGAACGGGTCGTCGCAGATGTAAGCGACGGCATCCGAGGCGACCTGATTGGCGGGCCAGTACTGCCGCTGCACGTAGCCGAGAGTGGCATCCGTGTAGGAGCAGCCCATGAAAACGCCGATGGTGTTCATCGCAGCGTCGGCGGTCTCGGCCTCGACCGTCCCGGCGACGGTCAGATCGACCGCATCACCAGTGAAAAGATTCGTGCCGTAGCCGGAAGCAATCGGAATCTGCCGGAACGCGCCGTTGTAGTGACGCCCACCAAGCACCCCAATCGGCCTCAGACCATAAGCACCAAGAGTGCTGGCCATTTCCTTGGCTCCTTAGCTCGCGCTGGACGAAACCTTCGAACTGCGCTCCGGCTTATGCAGAGGCATCCGAGGATCGTTCTCGCGCATCATGTGGTTATCGACAGCGTTGATCTGGTTCTCAGCCACACGCCTGAAATGAGCCTCGCGCTGAGCGGCGATCTCAGTAGGCATCCGGCAGAGGATCAAACCACCCTGCTCGATCTGATTGGTACTCTCATTGGCGAGAGCGGAGAACTCCGGGTAGTCGTTGGCAGGGCAGGGCTCCCACCCCTCGCGCAGCTTCATCGACACGTTGCGCGCGTCAGACTTGCCGAGAGAGGACGTCCTGATCCAGCGATGGACGAAACCCGGACGAACATCAGGGTCGAGAAGGTAACGCGGGTTGACCCAGTTCTTCGGACGCTCGTGATGCTCACGAGAATCCGTGTCTCTTGTCTGCCGTGTGACCATCAGCTTGCGCCTCCAAGCGCTTTCTTCTCCGCAGCGTACTGCTGCGGGGTCAGACCCATACGTTCGGCGAGAGCGACTTCAGACGCGGTGAGCGTGATCCTTGTGCGAGGTTTGTTCCCTCCACCGCGAGAGGCCGGGGCAACCACGGAACCCGGTGTCTGGACTCGGCGAGGCGGCTCGTCACCCCACTGTCCGTAGTAAGAAGGAAACATGCGACGCATCTCGCTGTCCAGTTTTTTGTAGTATTCCGGCGTGCCAATAGCTTCGCCGCGCGCCTGCATCTGCTGGTCGATCTTCAGCGCTTCTTCGGTCATCTGCTGATCACGACCGAACCACGGGTTGGCCTGCGTCCACGCGACAAGCTCCGGCGGATGCTGCTGCGGCTGCTGCGGCTGCTGCGGCATCGGCTGGCGCTGCTGCGCAAACTGCGGATAGTGCTGGGGCGGCATCGGCTGCGGCTGAGGCCGCATCGTTTTCATGACCTTCAGCCGCTCAAGCGCCGCCGTGGCGCGAGCGATCTGAGCCGAGGCAGCGGTCATCGCTTCGGAATCGCCAGCATCGAAAGCGGTCTGGAACGACTTCTGAGCGTCGGCAAGCTGCTGGGTGTAGCTCGTTTCCTCCGACTCATCCATCGCCTTGCTGCGCTCATCAAGCTGGCGCATCAGATCGGCGATCTTCCGCTGCTGGAGGATGTTCAGATTGGCCGATTGCTCAAGCTGACGCTGAGCCGCCTCCTTGCCACGCCGTTCCTCGTGGTAGGTATGAGACATCTGCCGGAAGCGCTTCTGGACCTTCTCGCCATACTGCGCCAGTTCGTCGTCATCCGGCGGCTCGGCGCGCGCATGATCCGGCAAAGGCGGGCGGCCACGATCCTTCTCGGGCGTATCGTCAACGATCTCGATATTGTCGTCGTCGCCGGGCTGGTTCTCGTCAGTGACTTCGACGTCAACGACGTCATCATCTTCTTCACCGATACTCATCTGCGAACGATACTCCTAGGGTCTGCGACCACCGCATCGACGGCATCGTCGTTGATGATCTGGAAAGGCTCCCCGCGATACAGGAACCGAGTCCCCGTGTAGGACCGGAACATGACCCACTGCCCGACCTCACAACGCCTGCCGCCGGGGAACGTCAGACTGGACGAGTCCACGTAGCACTCGTTGCCCATGTTCATGACGTACCCACAGATCGAGGCGAGTTGTTCTCGGCTGATGTGGTCATCGGGGAGGATGAGACCTCCCTCGGTTTTCTCTGAGAGCTTAGGGACAGCGACGATCAGCTTGTGGCCGACTGCTTTCGGAAACTGGTCGTCATTCTTGGCGGAATCGATGATCTTCTGCTCGTACATGTCGTCTCCGCGTGGGCTATCCACGATTGCGCTGGCTCAATTTGAGCCGTCAGGAGACTATGCCAGTCGATTCGCACATGTGTCTACGAATTAAATCACTGAACGTAGGTGTAATCCCGGGAATTTCATTCAAAACGGGATTATATAACCAACTGATTTTGAATGAAATTCCCGGCATTCCCGGTTTTCCCAGTCAAAAACGATGAGTTCACGAACCTTCGTAAATTTTCTGAACCTCATTCAGAATATCGATGGCCCTCCG